CAAGTGGTATGACATATGGGTAGGAGTTTTTATTGATACAAAGAACAGATTTATATACATGTGTCCATTACCGATGGTTGTTATTAGGATAACATATTAAACATATAGAAGTGCAGTTTCATCTGATATAGAAAGGAGTAGGAAATGGATTGTAATGATTGTGAGCATCTAAACATCAAAGAATCTGAGCAGATAAATAATATGAGTCCTCATATATGTCTAAAATATAATAAAAGGGTTCTTCATATGAGTCAAAGTTTAATTCATGATGACTATATTTATCCATGTAAAGAGTGTAAAAGTAATTATTTAGTTACTGATATACAATAGATTAGCGATTTCATTTTAACGGAGGTAAAATTTGAAGAAATATATAATTTATAATAATATAACTAAAGAAGAATATGCTGTAGGATACAACGATTTTACGGCTATGAACAATTTAGCTTCGCTTAGAAAACGGCATGGTAAGGATAACATCAATATAAAATGGGTTGATGAAAATAATGACAGGTAATATTAAACTAACTGTTGACAAAGCAATTTGAAAGTGCTATACTTAATACAACAGCAAGGGAATGACATAAATACAAAGCGAACACATATAGACAAGACATATTAAACACATAATAAAAACATGAAAGAGAGGATTAATTACATAGTGACAGAAAACAATAATTATAATAAGGAGGTTCATAGATGCAGCTCTTGTAAAAAAACTTTTAAAGTATCAGAAAGAAAAGAAAAACAGGTAGAGCTTTATGGACTAGAGAGAACTGAGAAGGTTTGCCCGCATTGTTTAAGCAGATCATATGGATTAGTTGATTATCCAATTACAGAAGAAGAATTATTATATAAGAATTTTATACATAGGAATTGTGATAAAAAATTAAGCGAAGTACTTGATAAATTGACAGACGAAATTATTGCAGAAGATATGGAAAAATATTATGAACGATTATCTAATAGAAAAACAAATAAAGAATGTATTGCAATGGCATAAAGAAGTAATATGAAACAAACAAGAAAGGAGAGCATGTGAAAGTTAAAATCAATAAAGAATTAATTTCAGATAATGGTAAAGTTTTTAGAATTGGATCAGATATAGCATTCGATTATGAAGGATATCATTACATAGCAGAAATTGCAGATATCGGAGAAACGAGTTTTACTGGAATTAAAATTGTAATTAATAAAAAAGATGTTGTTGGAGTGATGTGGTTTTTATTTGATAAGATAGAAAACTGTAATTATGTTTCATATGATTAATTGAATAATAACATGAAACTGGAATTTGATTTGATTTTTTAAAAGAAAGAAGGTATAAAAATGAGGATAGAAACTACTAAAAAACTTATTTCTAATGATGGTAAGTCATTTAATATAGGATCAGATATAGCATTTAGACATAACAATAATGATTACATTGTTGAAATTGTTGATATTGGATTGAAAGGTTTTATGGGTAAAAACATTGAGTTTAATGGGAGAAAAATTGCAGGATCTATGTTGTTCCCAATAGAAGAAGTTTCAAATTGTAATTATGTATATTATGATTAATATAATAGAAAGGATATGAAACAATGTCAAGAAAGTTAGCAAGTATTAAACAGGTTAGCGAGATGATGCCAATTGAAGGTAGAGATAAAATTGCATTAGCAATGGTTGATGGATGGCAAGTAATTGTTAATAAGGATCAGATTAATTTAGGGGATAAGGTTGTATATTGTGAGATTGACAGTGTAATGCCTGAGACGGAACAATTTGAGTTTTTGAGAAGTAAGAAATTTAGAATTAAGACAATGAAGATGGCAGGGGTAGTAAGTCAAGGTATATGTTTTCCGTTAAGTATTTTACCTGAAGGAAAATATGAATTAGATCAAGATGTAACCGATATCTTGGGAATTAAACAATATGAAGAAACTATGGATACTGAAAGAAATATTTCTGTAGATGATAGTAGCAAAAAGAAGTATCCTAAGTTCTTAATGAAGTTTTCATGGTTTAGAAAGTTAGTATTACCAAAGAAACAAGCAAAGGGTTTTCCAGAGTTTATTAGTAAGACAGATGAGACTAGAATTCAAAATGCACCATTCTATTTACAGAATAAAAATGAGTGGATTGCTACAGAAAAGGTTGATGGTCAGTCGGGAACATTCTTCTTAAAGAAGGAAGTAAATAAAGGAATATTTAAAAAGGTTACATTTGACTTCGGAGTTTGTTCACGAAATTTAAGATTATGGAATGAAGATAACTCTTCTTATTGGACAGTGGCAAATAAATATAATATCAAGAATGTGTTGTTAGATAGCATTAACGATGATGATTATATTGCTATTCAAGGCGAATGTGTGGCAGCTAATGTTCAAGGTAATAAATATAAAGTAATTGAACCAGATTTATATGTGTTTAATGTATTAACTCCTAATGGAAGAATGGGCTCTATAGAAGCTAAAGCATGGTGCGAAGCGAATGGATTAAAATTTGTTCCAATCCTATGCGATAATTATGTATTACCTAATAGTGTAAAAGAAGTTTTGGAATATGCTCATGGAACAAGTAAGCTATATGACACTTTAAGAGAAGGTGTTGTATTTAGAAGTAAAGATGGGAAACAGAGTTTTAAAGCAGTTGATCCATTGTTTTTACTTAAACATGACGAGTAATTATGAGATAAAATGTGATTTTGATGTGAAAAAAGAAAAGGAGAAAATAAAATGGAGAATATGGAATTGCCTTGTATGGTGGGAGATAAAGTTATTTATACAGATGAGTATGAAAGTTTTGAGTTTAACGTGACTGATATTAAAACTTCAGAAGATAAAACAAGAATTTATGGTGGAACAAGAGGATGTATTGTATATGCCGATGAATTTGATAAATATTGCAAATTAGTCAAAGGAAATGAAAATATAAAGGAAAAGTTATTAGCATTGTTAGAAGAGCAGTATGCAATTATTAATAGAAATTTACCAGATGATGACGAAGACGAAGAATGTTTTGATGGAGAAGAGATGTTTGACAATGGAAGATTTCAAGGCAGATTCGAAATGTGCAAAATGGTAGAAAAGATTATTAATGAGGAATAATATAAAACTAAGTATTTATGTGAAAAATTGAAAGGAGCGAAAATATGAGTAGTAATAGTAATTCATCAAATAGTGGTATGGGCATATTAGGAGTATTACAGATAGTATTTATAGTTTTAAAACTATGTGGTGTTATTAAGTGGGGATGGCTTACAGTATTTATTCCGTTATGGATTGAAATTGGATTAGTTTTATTGGTTGTTTTATTATTAGCCTTATCAGGTAAATCACTTAAAAGTAGAAGAAACAGGAGTGGTAAAATCAAATGGTAGAGTACATAGTAAAAAGTCAACTCAACAAAGATCAATCAGATTTAATTGATGCTTTTAAAATGGAATGTTCCGCTTCAGATATTAAAAGTAATAAAGAAGCAAAACAACTTGCTAAATACATTAATAGGCATGGTAAAAGAACTGATAGGATTTGTAATATGATTGGTAATTTATCAAAATAGCACCAATACAACATTTGGTTTGAAAATTAGAGAGGATGTTATATGAATATTGATGAAGAAATTAAAATTTTAGAAGATCAGCAAGAAGCGATTCAAGAAAAGTTAGATGAATTATACGACATTAAACACGAAGAAAATAAAGTATTCAGAGATAGTTTAGTTGGTAGGTGCTTTAAAGATGGAACTAGGTACATAAAAATACTCAAAAGACTCGACAACGGATATAATTTTGAGACTTTTGAATTTGATACAAGGTTTAATAGTAAAGAAAGTATATATGATACTCTCTATAATACGTTTGATTATGGTGATAGATTTATACAAGAAGCTGACTATTTTGAAGATGAAGAAGAAATTACAAATGAAGAATTCATGGAGCAATTTAATAGGTTAGTAGTAAATATTAGAAATAATATTATCGCTTAAAAGAGGCATTTCATCAGATGAAAGAAAGGAAGTGATATACATAATTAAATCGATTGATGATTTTGATAGTGAAGAATTATGTGAATATTGTGTATATGAAACTAGTGGTTATGCTACTCCATATGGGTATGAATCATGTGAAGGTTCAAGATGTCAAGAAGCATATAATAGATATTTAGAAGAGAATGATATATCTGAAAGAGCAGTTAATATAAGCAAAAAAGTAAAAATAATAATCGAAAGCAATTTGGTAAATAGTCAAGAAGTATTTTGATTTGTTTTTCTTACAGAAGGGTAACCTGAATAGACCTACGGCTTTTCTAACAAAAATCGTAGATTAGAAATGTGATATGGATTACCTACTCTTTTCCGGAGAGTAGAGTTGGCTCTTGTCCAGCAGGCCATAGAGCAGACGTAAAAATTTACGGGAAGTCAACGCGAGTGCACGTTTGTGCTGATGATTTC